AACGTTTTTATTTACTGACCTTCGTGGTTTCACTGCTTTATCGGAAAAACTAGAACCACAAGCAGTTACAGAAATAATGAACCGAGTTTTGTCAGTGCAAACTAAATGTGTTCAGTTCCATGGCGGAATGATAGATAAATTTATTGGTGATGCAATGATGGCAATATTCAATGCACCGTTGGATTTAACCGATCACGAGGATAGTGCGATTTCATGTGCTTTAGACATATGTGATGAAATAGAATTTTTAAATGTTGAACTAGCAAAAGAAAATAAACCACCAGTTGCAATAGGCATAGGCATTAATACAGGGGAAGCCATAATCGGCAACATGGGGAGTGATTCAAGGTTTGATTATACCGCCATAGGTGATTCGGTGAATGTAGCAGCAAGACTTGAAAGCGCAACCAAAGAGCAAGGTGTTGGGATATTGATTGGTGAGGACACACAATTTAATTCTTGTCACAACCTCTCTTTAGAAGCTAGAATCAAGGTTAAGGGTAAAAAATTACCTCTTAATGTTTATACAATAGCATGAAAATAAACCTAATATTAGGAGCAATGCTCTTAGCTACAATAACTGGGTCTGGAATGTACATCAGGTTTTTGCTGTCTGAAAACGCTATCTTACAAGCTAACCAAGTAATATTAACTGACAAAATAGCCGAACAAAATGAATCCATAAAAAATTATTTACAGAAACAAAAAGAAACTATGCAAGAAATGGCAGCCTTAGAAGTTGCTAAACAAGAGGCTATGCGCTCTGTCACAGAATTAAGAAATAAATTTGCCCGCCATGATTTAAACAATTTAGCTTTAATGAAGCCTGGCTTGATTGAAAACCGCGTGAATAAAGGCTCTAAAAGAGTTTTTGATGAGTTAATGCAAATCACATCTCAAGACATAAAAGATGAAAATATCTCTCCTAATAATTAGCTCATTGTTGGTCTTTGGTGGTTGCTCCATACTGCCAAAGGCTAAACCTGTTGAGGTGAGAACGATTGCGGAGATCCCACCGATGTATCATCCACCCCTGCCTTTAGAGATACAAGGAGTACCAGTCAAATGGAAAGTTTTGACACCAGAGATTATGGAAGAATACCTTGCTTTAGTTAAGGAAGGCAAAGCACCTGCGATGCCCTACTATGCCCTGACGACACAGGAATACGAAAACCTATCAATAAACATGGCAGAAATCACCCGATATACCAAGAATATCCTATCTATCGTAGAGTTTTACCGAGCTTACGATAAACCTAAGGCGGAGGAAGAATCTAGTAAAAAATAAACATTTCAGATAGACTTGTGCCATAAATATAGAAAAAGCAAAAGGTAAATTATGTCAAAGTCAGGAGTCACCCCATTTGTTTACAATGCAATTCTAGACAGGGTAATTGATGGTGATACCATAGATGTAAACCTTGACTTAGGTTTTGACGTTATCTTGCAAAAGCAACGAGTACGTTTAGCAGGCATAGACACACCAGAATCACGCACAAGAAACTTAGAAGAAAAAGCCTTAGGATTAAAGGCTAAAGACCGACTAATAGAGCTTTGTGTAGGATCTTTTAAAATACAATCATTAGGTAAAGGAAAATATGGCAGAATTCTCGGAATCCCTTATACAGAAGATGGTAAAGATATTTGCCAGATGCTTATTGAGGAAGGACACGCAGTTGAATACTGGGGTGGAAAGAAAACAGCAAGGGTTAAAGAAGATGGTTCTTGGGGAGAATAATATGCAAACATCAGAAGAAGGCATACAGCTAATAAAAAAATTTGAAGGTTGTCGTACCGAGGCATACCAAGACTCTGTCGGAGTTTGGACAATCGGTTATGGCCACACTAAAGGCGTTTTTGAAGGCATGATAATTTCAAAGGACGATGCCGACGAAATGCTTTTAGAGGAGCTAGAAGAGTACGAAGAATATGTAGAGGAATATGTAGACGTCCCGCTTTCGCAAAACGAATTTGATGCGCTTGTGTGTTGGACATACAACCTTGGACCCACTAACTTGAGAAGCTCAACCTTGTTAATAGTTCTAAACCAATCAAAGTTTGACGAAGTCCCAGAGCAAATAAAAAGATGGAATAAAGCGGGAGGCGAAGTTCTAAATGGTTTGGTTAGAAGAAGAGAGGCAGAGGCATTACTATTTCAAGGCAAGGACTGGGATCATGTTTAATGGCACTATCAAAGACACAGAATAGACGTTTAGGGATGTTACTCTCGGTAATGTTTATGGAAGATCTAACCGAAGATGATTTACAAGAAGTTATTAAGGATCAGCTCGTAGAGGAAAAAGACGGATTCTTTAAAGTAACGGAAAAAGGTTTATCGGAGAAGAATCGCCTCTGTACGCTAGCGGGTCTTAATATTAAATACAGTAGCGAGAAAGCTAAATAGATTCCTCGTTAGCTTGATCTTCTCTACCTTGTATCATATTTTCTATTTCGGTTTCAAAAGTATCTAGTTCTTCAAGACAACGCTTAATTTTGCCATTGACTATTCTGGTCTGTAGATCGTTAGCATCGTCATCAATCTTTGCCTGCAAAATGCCTCGTACTCTTTCTAATACCTTATGATAGCCTTCGTAGGTATATAGTTTATGATTTAAGTTCATATCTCCTCCCTTTATTTACCATTCTATTTCTATACCATCATATTCAGTATCGCCTATTTGTGATGATCTCGTAACTTTAACATCAAGTTTAAAATAAGCACCTTTTTCTATTGCTTCACCTATATAAGAATACCAAGCAGTCGTATCTCCATCTTCTGACGATTTAGCATCAGTAACTTTCATAACTTCTTTTTTTGATATGTCAATAGTGCCTTCTATTCTTTCGTAAATATATCTTTTTCTAAAAGCATCAATTTGAAATTCCATTTTTACCCCCTTCAATAACTTCCAATGGTTTGCCATTTGGGTACTTAAAAGCCAGTTCCCATTTGGCATAATCTTCTACCGACATTATATCTTTGATATCAAATATATTGGTATCGTCTGTGATCTGATACTTGCTATACAGTTCGTTAAGTATGCGTTTTGATATTTTCATTTACTTAATCTCCACCACAAGCTCATCAACATATTGTTTTGCTTGTTCTAAATTAGATATAGGTCTGAAAAGAGTACGATAGTCTCTGCCATCGTTATCAGCGATCTTGAATGCTCTGTCGTGACCATCTCTGTAAACTCTTGTTAATATGTAGTTTTTATAATTTATTTTCATTTTATCTCCTGTCAATTAATTATGTATGTATTATAAACCCAATATGGAATATATGTCAACTATTACAAATAACATTTCTTATATTTTTTCTATAATTCTAAAATTTCCTTAGTGTGGAACATGCCTAATTCTCTATCTAATCTTTTTTCCATGATATTAACGTAATCTTTGTTAAGCTCACATAGGATAGCGTCTCTGTTATGTGCTACTGCAACTACACCTGTTGTCCCACTACCGCCAAACGGATCTAAGACTGTTCCGCCTTTTGGACAACCCGCTAATACACATGGCTCTATTAAATCTTTAGGAAAAGTTGCAAAGTGAGCTTCTGTAAATGGTTTTGTCGTAATAGTCCAGACAGATCTTTTGTTACTTTTGGGTATAGCACCTATTTTATGTAACCCATTTCTCGTAAGCATTTTAGGATCGCCAACACCTTTTTGAATAGCATGAGCTGCATTTGGGCCATCGGGAAACTTAGCATCATCCTTTATAGCTTCATTATCAAAATAATATTTAGGACTCTTACTCAATAAAAATATGTATTCGTGTGCTTTCGTACAACGATCCGTCACACTCTCTGGCATTGGATTGGGTTTGTGCCATATTATATCCTGCCGTAAATACCAACTATCTTGTTGCAGGGCAAAGGCGACACGCCAGGGTATTCCTATGAGATCTTTAGGTTTAATGTTTGAATTAGTTTTTGGTCTTTGAACTCCGTAATCTTTTACGCCACGCAATGTTTGATTCACTGTAGTTGTTCGTCCACCGCTTGAGTAACTATCGCCTAAGTTGAGCCAAACAGTACCATCATCTCGCAAGACTCGTTTAACTTCTCTGAATACTTCTACTAGGTTATCTACAAATTCTTCTGGCGTATCTTCTAAACCAAGTTGTTTGTCTTTCCTAATTGCACCGCATTTTGGACACTCATTTTTATAAATAGCATCGCCAACGACATTACCTTCCTCAAACATAGCCTTATGACCTGTTGATGTATCTTTGCTTATTTTGGTAGTTCTCATGTGAGGACAATTAGGATCGCCTCCCACCCATTCAGCAGTGCCGTAATCTCTCAATCCCCAATAAGGCGGACTCGTAATACAAGTGTTTATAGACTCAGAAGGTAATTTTTTTAGCGTATCTAATGCGTCACCCAAAATAATTTTAATGTTATTCATCTCCGTTCGGTGTCTGTTTCGTTTTATTAACAGATTCAGAATGGTAAGGTTTCATCATAAGCGTCAAGATCTAAAAGATCATCCACGAGCTTAAGCAAAGTTTCTTCTGTGCCATAAGTTGCCACAAATCTGGCCTTCCACGGATGCCTACTAATTGGTTCCTTGTCGCTCCCCATACGATGATGCTCAAAACAAAGCGGTAAAACGTAAAAGTGTGCGCCTGGTTTTGTTTTGCCATACACATGATGTATCTCACAGGGTCGTCTGCCTTTGCCTTGCTGTCGGCAAATAATACAACCTAGATCACGAACTCTGTCCATGTGGTCTTTTTCTGCCTTGGTTGGGGTTCTACCTTTCATCAATCATGGCAAAAACAATCTACACTCTCATCATCAAAAAATAAAGATTGTTGTTTTTCTTGTAAGTTTTTTATTTCTATCATTTGTTTATACGATATGTCGTATTTAAAAGTTTTGTTTGTTTCTCTTTCTTTTTCTATCCACCAGTCTGCTAAATCTTCTCTATGTTTTAACATTTCTAGTAATTGACTTTTACCTTTTAAAAAACACATATCACAATTACCAAACAAAGTATGCTTATCGGTTGCTAATAAATTTAAATCAAAATTGTTTTCCTTCCAGAATTTTTGGACATCAGCTTGTAACACTTGAGCATCATATAAAGGCGTGTGGTAGTGTGCTTTTTCATTTCTACCTTTAATTCTATGAACCCTTCTAGGCTCATCTGCTCGTAAACCTATGATCTGATCTATATTTTTATATCCTTTAAATCTTTCAAACCAAATTATAGCTCTTTGTTTTAATAAGAAGGTACAAAATCTATTAGTTGAATTAGGCAATTTTCCATAATGTTTAATGAGTTTTTCAAATGGTTCTCCATTTCTTGAAGCTGTACTATAATCAACTAACTTATATTTAAACATCCAACCATCAGTGCCATCACCTTTTGCATCTTTTTCAACATCATTAAGCTCAATCCAATATATTTTAATATTCCACTTTATTTCACAATCTTTAACAAAATCTAAGGTTTGTGGCATTTCTTTGCCTGTATTTGCAAATACAACATAAACATCTTTTGGTAGTTTACCTTCATGAGCATCAATAATTTTTTTTAACATATACCCAGATGTCCTACCACCGCTAAAGCTTATGAGTGCAGGTCCTTCTATTTTATAAGGGTTTGAGACTTTCATCTAAGCATTATACCTCTTGGCTTCTTCTCTAGCATTGACCATTTTAGTACGCCACTCCTCAAAGCCTACCTTATAGGCATCTAACTTCACTCTAAGAGCTGACAACAAGCCTTTTTTAGTGCCTACGATCAAACGAGCTTGATACATCTCTTCATTATTATCAGCATAGACCTCTTGAGCTGAGACTGTCTTGCATCCTTCCGAAGCTGCCACTAGCTTGAGTCTTGCCGATAGCCTTTTAACATTAGCCTCAGCTTCAAAGACTTCATACTCCGCTTTCTGCACAGGTTCTGCCATAGATCGTATGCGGTGCATCCAGACTTCTTCTTCCATTAAAATATAGCTTTATCATCTTCCTTTTCTGGAAGAATAAGATTGCCTTCTTCATCGTAAGGTGTAAATCTAAGACTGGTGTAATCAGTGCCTTGTTGCGTTTGATTAGCATAGCCTCCACACTTATAGACAGTGCCATTCCAAGTGATTTTGCCACCAATATCAGGGGTGGTTTCACTACGTTTGGATTCTGGTGAGTTGTAATGCAATAAACCAAGCGAAGCGACAAGCTCATACTTTTCTTTACCATTCTTATCCTGATATTTAAGAATAGCTCCATACACTTCTTTGTCGTTCAATTTAAACTTACCTTTTCTGGGTACAGTCACTCTGGTTTAGTGAAATAAACTTCCACTGTTGTTTTTCATTTCAAAACTATCTGCCATGTTTAACTCCTATTAATTTATATTTGTAACCTTTTTTATCAGTTATTTTCCTACGTTCTATGGTTTCGCCAAACATTTCTAGACCATACTTTGACCGAAAGGGGTCTTTGCGTAGGTCTCGTATAGCTGCCGAAATACTTGGTTCACCATAAAACTTGCCTGTTTTATCCTTGATAACTCTCTGTAGATCCCAGAAAGTCCACCAAGAACCATCTCGCATACAAAGAAACACATAATCAGTCAGACTGTTCGCCTTGCTCATCTGTGTCCTCTGTAGTCGGTTCATATTTCTCAATTAGCTGTTGATAAGCTGATTGATCTTTTTTGTTTGCTTTTTCTGAGGCCTTGACTATCTCTTCTTGATTGGCTTGATAAAACAAAATTTGTTCATTTGTGGGGATCCCATCGGTATCTTTGGTATTTAAGAATACTTTTAAGGCTTCTTTCATATATTGTGCTTCATCTACATAAGTGCCTATGACCGTACCCGTGTCTTTGACAAACCTGTACTGATCTGGCTCAGGTTTTGATTCCTCAACTACTTTAGCTTCGGCTTCATCCTTAGCAGCATCAGGTAAATCTTCGCCTCTAAATATATAGTTTGCTAAACCAAACATAGCCAAACATTTGACCATACATCGCATTCTTGAGTCTTGGATTTGTCTTGTTGTAGGATTTGTTAAAGAATTATTACGATTATCCATGCAAGGTAACCACATATATCTTTCTAAGTTTCCTATCCTTACTATGCAGTGTGACATCACAGTACCGTTGGTTTCGTAAGTCTCAGGCATAAATTCATAGGTTGCAAAAGGATATTGCTCCATCAGAATTTGCCAGGCATCCGTCCAAGAGAGGTAAGTAAAATTACCTTTTTTGTCGTGATAACTGCTGAGGTCTAAGGCATTTAAAGTTTGCCAAACTTCTTTGTAAGTCAATTCAATATTCATTTTATACTCCATATTGTTTTAGCAAACTTGATCTCATCCTCACCCCACTTCCAATCGTCAAAGTTTGGATAAAACATATTTGCTATTTCATGTTTATCATTTGATATAGAAAGCAAGTTCATTATTGCTAATGCTATCTTTCTAACCTCTTCAATTCGCCCATCTACATCCATCACAGGCAAAGTCTTAACTTCTCCTGTGGGTGAAATGTAATCTAACATAGGCATACAATCTTCCGCCTTTGCATAAACAGAAACCTGCCTGGCATGAGCATCAGATACTTTATTAGGCATACGTCCTGCGGTCTTGATATCCCTAATAATGTCCTCGTATTGCAGATCTATATAACCCTTTATTGGCACTGGGATATCATCTACATATAAATTAACTTCTTTTTGGTAATCGCTTGGCTTTCCTAACTTTAAATAGAAATCAAAAGCAGCATTCAAATATTTTGGTAAGTCTCGTTTTTCTTTGTTGTATTTATCCTTGTTTATAATTTGTTCGGGATATTCACGCATACAATAATTATGTAAGCGAATGTATTCAGCTTCCGCCTCTTTAATGGCCTCAGCTTTAGGTAAAGTTTTACCTGCATCATTCAGACCAAATAGGTTTCCACATCCATGATCGGTGACCGTGCCTCGCCACATG